TCCGGATCGTCAACGATGTACGCCGTAATAAACGTACCGGACTTTACCGAAGTGCCCGAAATCCAAGCCTGCGAGTAGGTCGGTTGACCCGTCACGTTGGAAACGAACGTGCAGCCCAAGAACACACCAGCAAAGCCGGTCGCCGGGGGAGTCGTGGTTTCCGTGCAGACAACAATGGTGCCGTCCGAAGCGAACTTCACCGGGTCGCCGTATCCGATGCTACCAGCACCAGAAGCGATACGACGTTGGCGAGTCGATCCGGCAAACACCTGCCCACCGATCAAATTGATCGGCTTCAAGCCGTACGGCTTGTCAACAGTAGGATATGCCATTTGTTACTCCAAAAAAGTTATTTGCCTTTACCGAACGAGGTAGTGGACTTGCGTTCATTGAACAGCGGCATCCGTTCGTCGTTCAGCCTCATGAAGTTGTTGTCTACAGACTGAATCTGAGCTTGAGCTTGGCGTTGATAGTATTCATCACGCTGCTTCATTAACTCAGCCGGAGCCTTGCAGAGCAACAACCCGCCGATCTCAATGTTGCCTTTAAAGCGACTATTGGGATCAGCTTGCATCATCAATTTGGGTTGATCTTCGGCCTTTACAGGCTCCCAACCTTCCCGGAATTTTGCGGAAGTATTTGATGGGTCAGCCGTACCCATGATACTGGTCCGAATCCACCGGAACACCCAACCTTCCTGCGGCTCCGGTTCAGGGAGCGTTTGGGGCGGGGTCCAGCTTTGTTTGCGCTGCGCTGATTCTCGATTTTCGAGTTCACGTGCGAGTCTATTGTCAGCCATTTTAGTTACTCTCCAGTTTCATAAGTTCGCGTGCGTACTGCTCATTACTCAGACCTAGCCGTTTGGCTAGAGCTACTTGAGTTGGTGTCAGACGGATTTGGCGAGGTGCAGTAGACCTCGTAACCGGAGCCACTACATTGGCTGGTTTTGTGCGAGCAGGCTTTTCTTCCTGCTTCGTTTGAGTCGGCTCTTCTTCCTCGAAATAATCGGGGAAGCGCTTCTTCATAGTCGCATTGACTCGGTCGTAGTAATCATCGCTACGCGGATCAACTCCGGACCGGACTAGTTTTTCATGCAGTCCCAAAGCGAGGGCAGTCATCTCCTCGTCTGTGCCGAACCATGGATTCTTTTCTCTCCATGCCTCTGCCTTCGGGTCAACCGTAGGCGCGGGTCTCGGCGCTTGGTACTGTTGTTGAGGTTGTACACTGCTCTCTTCCTCTTGTAAAGAGGGGCGAAAGCCTTCGTATTGCTTAATTTTAAGCTTGGCCTCGGTCAACGCTTCCTGTGCATCCGTGATCTTGTCGGCATCACCAGCCTCATAAGCCTGTTTGAGCCGCTCTTTGGCCACGTTTAGATCGTTGTTCGCTGCCTTGGTTACTTCGTTGAAATACGCCTTTTCGCCGTTCCCAAGTCGTTGTTTTAATTGGCGATTTTCATGTTCGCGCTGTTCCGCAAACCGAAGGGCTTCTTCCTTTTCACGAAATGCCGTTTCTTTGGCTCGACGCTCGTCGTGCCAAACTTTTTTCATCTGAGATAGGCGCTTTTTGACCTTGTCGGAATAATCCTCAAGATCGTCCTTCTCAAGTTCGTCCACCACCTCTTTGGGGAGCGGGGTACGGCCTCGGTCTTGCGGCGGGGTATCGTCCTCAATTTGAATATCAAACTTTTCATCACCCCCGGTTTCGGCGACGGCTTTCTCGGCCTCCACCTCGTCGGGGAACTTAAATTCCGTTTGCTCAGTCATTTGTTACTCCTTATGCGCGACGGATTCCACGGGGGTCATCGACCACCGCTTCGACCGTGTCGTCGTTGATGATGCGGAACTCCCGACCGTGGATGACCACGCGGGTGCCCGAGTAGGGGCGGGTCAGAACAAAATCACCTTCCTTGCACCAAGGGCCAGTGGGGAAGCGATCTTTATCTGCGTAGGCCAATTCACCAAGCTTCACTACGAAAAGAACAACGGTAGTAAGTTCTTCCGTGCGCTTCGTATCTTCTGCTTTGATTAATCCGCCTTCGTACTCTTCTTCTACATGAGGCACCGCACACAGAATGCGATAGCCTTTTGGCACGGGAAGTTGCGATGCTTTCTTCGCCTCTTCCTGTGTCTTCTCGACATCAATATTACTCATTCTTCTTCCATCCTTTTTGCAAGGTCTTTGATGTAACTTGATGCGAGGTCGAGACCCTGTAACGCCCCGCATAGTCTCTTGTACTCACCTTCGTCCAATTTGCCTTGGATGAGGTTTTCCACGATCAGGTTGCGCTCTTCCTTGATTTTTGTGGCAAGGTATTCCAGAGCGTTTGAATACGACATGAATTACTCCTTCTTTTTTGGCTTCTCCGATTTCTGGTTGGCCTGATTTTGCGTGGCAGTGCGTTGGATATCTGCTGCCTCTTTGGCCTTGCCGATCTCGACGCCAATCTTGACGCCATCACGACGCTGTTCAGCCTTGTGCTTCTCAATGTCCACACCAAGACGTGCGGCCTCAAGCTGCTGACGCCCAGCAATCTCTGCTTTGCGTAGCTCCATCTCGTCTTCCTTCGCGGCAGCGTCCATGAGGTCTTTTTGCTGCTTGCGTTGGATTTCGGCCTGCTTGATCTGTGCATCCATCTGCACTTGCTGTTGTTTGGTCTGCGCTTGAAGCTGCTTGATCTGCAAATCCATCTGCTGCATTTGGATGAGCGGGTCTTGCGCTTGCTGTGCGGCTTGCTGCATTTGCGCTTCGGCTTGATCCTTTTGAAGGACACGGGCTGCTGCGGCTGCAGATATTTGTGCGAGTTGAACTTCCAACTCGGGCGGTAGATCGTATTCGTCCGTATCGTTTTGCGGGAGCGGCGGGAGGCTGACCCCCAACTGCTTCTCGATTTCGCGACGGTATTGGAACGCCGTGTGCTCCATGATGTGGGCTTGGATCGCCGCCATCATTTCTTGTGCCTTCGGATTCTGCCCCATGACCTGCATCATCTTCGGGTCTTGCATCAGTGCCATGTGCACAGCAATGTGGGCTTCGTGATCTTGGTAAATGAATGCCTTGAGCGGCTTACCCGTCATGACATCCATGTTCTCCGTGACCGGATCACGCGGCTTTTGATCGTCCGGTGACGGCACGATCTTCTCAGCGTTCTTCACGCCAAGCGTTTCAATCATCTGGCGATGCAAGTACGGCAGGTCATAAAGCTGCGGCGCGGTCTGACTGAGTTGCAACACCGCTTGGTACTGCACAACCTTTTGACTCATCGTAGCCGCGTTCGGATCGGCGACCGGGATCACATCCACGTTGTCGTAGTCCGACTTTTTGGCTTTCTTGCTGCCAATCTCAGGCTCGTACGAATATTCTTCCGGAGTGTTGTCACGGATGATTGCAGCGAGGAGTTTGAACTCCTGCTTCATCGCGTAGTACACGCGAGCCTGCACTGCCGTCATAACCTTCAGCACGCGCTCAAGCACGGCAAGCGTTGTACCCACCGGAGCCTGCGAGGACATATCGCTGATCTTCAAGTCCGACACCGCAGCGAAGCGGCGTCCGTCCTCGACCACTTTGTCCATCAACTGAGCCAAAGTCTGGCTCGGTTCTTTGTATGGCAGCGGCAGGATGTTGTCGCGGATCGCGCCACTCGGCACGTCTACGTCGCGGAACTCGCCCGGAGCAATCGGAGTATCGTCGCCTTTGATTCGCAGTCCGCGAGATTTGAGACCGCCCGGTAGATTGCTGAGCGTTCCCGCGTCGATAAGCTGTCGTAGAAGTGACGTGGCAGCTTTGCTATGGCCTCCAATGAGGTGGATAAGTCCGAAATAATAAAAACCAAATCCGGGGATGTATCCGTAGTGGACGAAGTGCTGTCGCTTCTCTTTGAGCTTGTCGTCTTCTCGCCAGTTGCGTCGAATAGCGAGAATCGTTCCTGTGCCTTTCTCAATCGTGACGACGTACGGAAGGGCGATTCCTGTTTCATTGTTTTGTTTATCCACATCCGGATAACCCGGCAAGTCAATGTTGACGTGCATCTCAAGCAACTGGAACCGGTCGTCCATGCTTGCGCTGAAGCCTTGATCCTCTGCCTTCTGCTTCTCCACCTCGTCCATGACGCGCATCGGCTCGCCAAGATCAATATCGCGGTAGAAGCCTGCATATTGCAGCTTGATCAACTCATTTTTCGTCTTGCGCATGCGGTGCGTGACGCGATCCGCTGTCTTCAAATTCGATGCGCCATACGGCACGATGATGTCTTCGGCTGCGATATACACCGCCGTTTGACGGTTCAGGCTCGGGTCGAAGTACACCTTCTTGAAAGCGTTGCCGGACAAGGCAAGAGATAAGAGGAGACGCTCGTGCTCCGGGCGATACTCCTGCATCACCTCGGTCAACTCGTAGTTCATATCATCAGCCACGCGAATGGCCGAGTCTTTCTTCTCCGGGGTTTCCTTGCCAATGATCTTGGTCTTGACCGGACCCATCGCCGGGAAGACTTCCATGATCGTTTCGGACTGGAACTTGACTGCGCTCTCCATCAAGAGCGGGTGGAATACACCGCACGCACCCGGCCACGGTTCCGTACGCTCTTCATATCGGATGCCAAGAATCTTCAAACCCTTGACGTACGTGTCGAGCCAATCTTTGCGGCTGGCTAGGTCTTGCTCATAGTGACCAATCAAATCACCGGCAAGAGTCTGCAACTCAGTTTCGCTCATGAACTCGGCGAGGTTCGCGTCGAAGTCTTCCGCACGCGGCTCTTGTTTGGAGAGGCTAATCGCCACGCCGTCCATGTTGATATCAACCGACTCCGGATCTTCGATTACGATCTCCATGGCGGGTTCTTCACCGGCCAACGCCTCCAAGCCTTGGGGCGCTTCGTATAACGCTTTGTCGATAGCCATTAGATCATCTTCCTATAATGGGTCGTGTTTTCGATTGAGCCGCCTGCGGCTTTCTTCTGCTCAACTTCTTTCGCTCGCGCCTCAGCCCTCTTAATGGCTTTTTCATTCGTGCCATAAAGACGCCGTAACAATCCTTTCTCTTCTGCAAACAGCGGATCAGGCAAGTCCGTACGCCCGACAAACGAAAGGTATGGGAGTTCTGCACGTTCCTGTATCGTGCCTTTGGTCAACTTGGTAGCCGACTTCTTATACGGATCTTCGTACCGCTCACCCTTAATGTAATCAACGGGGTGACTTAAAAACTCGCGAGCCTCGCCTTGTTCACCACGGTTTATGTTCTGGTGGCGGGATATGATTCTGCTTTCCAAACCGCTGATCGGCATGTTTTCTAGTACGCGCTTCTCACGTATTTCAAACGGTAGTTCTTTTCCCGCCTCACCGTATATCTTTTCATACAAAGACTGAATGTTATTCGCGTATTGGTAGGCCGAAGTTGAGTGCATCAAATCAGCCATACGGTTTGCTATTTCGT